AGTTTACCATCATGGTCAACTCAAAGAACTCTGCGGAACCCATCACGATTCAGTCCCTCAACTTTACCGCAGTAACGCTATGAGCAAGTCTACTCAACACTTCACTCAATGGTTGGGGATAGAACACAAGGTCCCAGTCATGCTGGAGAACAGGTCCGGCAAGTACATCACCTACGGCTTTGCCAACGAATACCCCTACTACCTACTTGACAACTATCGCAGGTCAAGCAAGCACAACGCTATTGTCAACGGCAAGGTGAACTACATCATGGGCGGAGGATGGCAGGCAGGGGATGACTTGACCGTAGAACAACAAGCCCGGTTTATCAAGTTTTTTGACGGAATGTCAAGCACGGAGGACCTGAACGACATCACGGAGAAACTGGTCTTGGACTTAGAGATTTTCAACGGCTTTGCGGTCGCAGTTACTTGGTCCAAACTTGGCACGATTGCGAAGATGGAACACGTCCCGTTCGAGAAAATCAGGGTTGACAAAGAGGAGAAGATGTTTCAGGTGGCCGATTGGTACAACGACGACATGATGCAGTTGTTCCCGAAGGTCGGGGACATCGAGAAGATCCCTGCCTTCGACCCGGAGAATCGCCTCGGTAAGCAGTTGTTTTATTACAGGGTCTATGCTGCAGGCGTGAAGCACTATCCTTTGCCCGAATACATCGGAGGCAACGCTTGGATTGAGGCAGACGTGCAAGTGGCGAACTTCCACAACAACAACCTGCGAAACAACTTTTGGGGCGGTTACTTGATTAATTTCAACAACGGCATCCCGACCCCCGAAGAACAGGGCGACATTGAGCGTCAAATCAAACGCAAGTTTTCGGGAACCGACAACGCTGGTCGATTCGTTGTAACCTTCAACGACGATGCAGCCAAGGCCCCGACGCTTGAACCGCTCACTCCGAGCGACATGGACAAGCAGTTCGAAATCTTGAACAAAGCCATTCAGCAGGAGATATTCATCGCACACCGTGTAACCAACCCCATGTTATTCGGAGTAAAGACCGAGGGCCAATTGGGTGGTCGCAACGAATTGGTCGAGGCTTACGAGTTGTTTAAGGCCACCTACGTCAACGACCGGGTTCGCAAGGTGGAACGGATGATAAACTACTTGGGGTCTTTCAACGGTGTGGAAGGCATGGAACTGATCCCCGTGGAACCTATCACGGAGCGACTAAGCGAGCAGGCTCTATTGCAGATAATGACCCAAGACGAACTGCGTGAGAAAGCAGGTCTGCAACCGCTTGAGAAACCTGCCGACGTGGTTGGACCTAATCCCCAACCCGACGAGCAACCGCAAGCCGTGGAAGCATTGCAGAGCAACGACAACATCAAGAAGTTGTCGGGCCGTGAGTACCAAAACCTGATGCGTATCGTCAGGCAGTATATGCAGGACAAAATCACGCTGGAAATGGCTCGGACCATGCTCTCGGCTGGATTCGGTTTATCAGCCCAAGAAATTGACACGATGCTGGGCGTTCAGTCCCAAGAGTTCAGCGAACCGACTTGGGGCGAAGAGGACGACGAGGACTACGGATGGGGCGATGAAGAGTTCAAGGTCTTGGAGGTGGTTGCCTCTAAGTTTGGAAGCCATGCAGACGATTACCATGTCATGCACTCCAAGCCGATGCGGTTCGACACCAACATAGACGAAAACATCCGCTTGGCCTTTGCCGAACTGGGCGAGGAAGAAAAGGAACTGGACCTGAAGATTGAGGCTTACCGCAAGAAGAACCGGGACGCATCGGTTGAAGAAATGGCAAAGGAGTTCGGAGTCAGCAAGGCCAAGGTCGCCAAGCGAGTCGCCTACTTGATTACCAAGGACCGCTATCCTATCAGCAGGGCCGTGGACAAGATAGCCGAGCAGAACCTTCCCAAGAATGTCAAGGAAGTTGCCGAGCCTGTACTGGAGGTCCGCTACAAGTACGCATGGGCCACGGGATTCAGCAATAAGGACAAGCGGTCAAGCCGTGAGTTTTGCAAGGTCATGTTGGACTTGGCCGGTCAAGGCAAGGTTTACACCCGTGAGGACATCGACGGGATTAGTGCAATCATGGGCTACTCCGTATGGAATCGCAGGGGCGGTTGGTATCACACGCCCAGCGGAGTGAATCGCCCCCAATGTCGCCATGTATGGGAGCAGCAGTTGGTAATCCGTAAAGGCAATAAAATCACGAAGGCATGAAGGCACTATTCATAAGCGAAGAAACGCTGCTCGACAATAGCATCATCAACGAGAACGTATCCTACACCCAAATCCGTCCAACGGTCATCAAGGTGCAGGAGATGCGGATTCAGCCCATCGTTGGCTCTCCGTTGTATGGGGAATTGGTTACGCAGGTCGTCAGCGGTTCAACGTCTGCACTCAATCAAACGCTGCTGGAGGACTACATTCAGCCGGCTATGATTCAGTGGCTCTACTACGAACTACCCATGGTCTTAGCGTTCAAGTACATGAACAAGGGGATGGTCCGTAGAACAAGCGAAGAGTCCTCGCAAATGAGCATGGAAGAAATCACCCGGCTAACCGACAAAGTGAAGAACGATGCCGAGTGGTATTCCGAACGGATTACCCGATACCTGATGGAGAACCGCAATTCATACCCCTTGTGGAACTCGCCTCCGTCTGCTTTGGATACCATCTACCCGAACGCTACGAACTACCGCACCGGGATGGTCTTGGACCGCAACAGAAGGATGGGAATCAGCAACCTTGACTACCCCTACCCTTACGGTCAATTTGGGGCGTGTAATGACTGCTAACGATGGGTGCACACAAAAAAAACATACTGAAACTCCAGAATTATGTCTTGGATAAAAATCAAGCAAGCCCTGCTGGACCTTGCAAATGCTCATCCACAGGTCAACTCCTTCGGGACGGGCGACCCGCTTGCAATCGGCACGGACAACACGATAAATCTTCGAACCCCAAGCCGTGAGCGAATCGTCTATCCGCTCGTTTTTGCGGACGTTCAGTCTGCAACTACTGACGCTGGTACTTTGGACTTGGTGGTTGGGGTTTACTTTTCTGACCGTGTTGAGTCCATTAAGCCGATGGGCGGAGTGGTTTCGGGCAGCCCTACGCTGGGTTGGCAGGATAACGAGGACGAGGTCCTAAGCGACCAATTGCAGGTAGCACAGGACTTCATATCAGCCCTTACAAACGACCCGAACGAGGACTGGACCCTCTCATCCAGCGTATCGCTTACCCGCTTCGTAGAGAGCCGGGATGACCGCACGGCTGGATGGCAGGCGACGATGACCTTTGAAATCCCTTACGGCCACTCGGTTTGTGAAATTCCAGTCTAATCTACATTTACAATTAAACGCTAAAAAATGCCTACACCTATTTTGCAACAAATGCTCGGACAGGGCGGTACGATGGAGTTCGTTGACGGAGCCGTTACCGGGAAGAACTACGACTTCCTTGTAGTCAACACCGCTGCGACATTCACAACTTTAACTGGAACTGGAAGCGAGAACCTGCTAACCGCTTACGCCTTGAGTGGCAAATCAGTTTCCGCTGGCATCGTAATCAGCGGTCGCAACGGAGGCAAGATTACTGCCGTTACCCCAAGCGCAGGTTCGGTCATCGGTTACACATTCCTGTAAGCGATGTTAATCGGCTACGGCTACGGCTACCCGACCAATATGCTCATCGGTGGACTTGCTGCCGGGGTTTGGGGTGCTTTTAACGCAAGGGCAACCGCTGACGGGGCTACCGCTGCCGAGGCTGCCGTGAATGGCTGCCTGTTCGTCCGATTCGCTGCAATCTTCAATTTCTAATATGCCGACACCATCGCTGATTTTAGTACCTGCACGATTCAAAACGGGCAAACTCTACACCCCAGTCGCTACGACTTCGGGCGGTTTGGTCTTGGGTGCATCGGGCGACTTCAACGTAACCCGTGCAACGACTGCGACCCGTGTGAATGAAAGCGGCTTGATTGAGTCGGTGGCTTCGGGGATTCCGAGGTTGGACTATCCGATTGGCGGTGGCTGCCCTGCGTTGTTAGTTGAGCCACAGTCGCAGAATGTGGCAAGGTTTGTCAATCAAATGACTGGTCAAGACTTTCCATCGGCATCGGGAGGCCTAACTATTACAACTGGCAGCACGGACTTTCTTGCACCGAATGGAGCAAGCGGAAGCATAACCAAGTATGTCGGAGGGGCTGCATCGGGGGATACCCAACAAGCCTATTATGTAGGTGGAAGCATTACTGCATCTGCTTCGGGTGTTCACACTTTCAGTTTATTTGTAAAGGCAGGAGCCACCAATCCATTGAATTTTTGTGCTATTCAGTTCGCTTTATTTACAGGAGCGAGTGGAACTGCAACGTCATATTTCAGTCTTGCGAGTGGAACCGCTTTAACCGCTGGAGCGAGCATTCAAAATTACGGCAACGGGTGGTATCGCATAATTTCTGCGCCTTATACAATCGCATCGGGCGACCTTACTGGCAATGTAGTCTTTATTTTTGCCGAAGCAAACAACGATTTTAGTTGGTCCGCATCGGGCGCACTCAACTTGACCGCCTACACTTGGGGAGCGCAGATGGAGGCAGGCTCCATCGCCACCTCCTACATCCCCACAACCACCGCAGCGGTAACCCGCAACGCAGAAGTGATAACCCTATCAGGCGCAGTCAGCGGTTGCGTCGGGCAGACGGAGGGGACGATTTATGCGGAGTTTGAATACAAGACCAACACAGCGGAAAGGCGGTTGATTGCTTTAAGCAATGGTACGGCTTCGGACAGGATTATGGTTTGGACACAAAACAATACTTTATTCGCACAAGTTGAGGGTGGCACAATAACATTGGCAAACCCGATAACGGAAGGTTATCATAAGTTGGCTTTCGCTTATCAGCAAAACGGAGTGAGCGGTACTTTGTTCGCAAGTTTGGATGGAGGGGCAGTAGTATCAGGAACAAGTGCGGCTTTCCCTGCATCTTTGACCGACATAAACATCGGAAAATCCGAGGCAACCGCAACATCTGCTTTCTTTTGGAATGCCCGCATCCGCTCTGCTGCTCTCTACACAACCCGTTTAACCAACGCTGAACTCATCGCATTGTCAACCCTGTAACGATGGCCTGTTTCCGCAAACTCTCGTTCCCGTCTGCGAACATCGCAGACCAAGTCCTCGCCAAATTGGACCCCATGGATTCGGTTGTAATCCTCGGCCACCTATGCGAACAAGCCGACAAGGAAGGCAACTGCATCAAGGTCCGCAAGGAGTTCAGTGTTGACGTGCTATTCAACGCAGACGAGCCAAACGAACTCGCTGCCCCTTACGTCATTTGGCCCGAACCCTGCGGAGTCCACGCCTTTGCAGGTTGGGAGGAACAATACGAAGCAGACTACAACGCCAACAAACCCAAGACCAAATGAGATTATTCCGCAAACGCAACCCCGAAACCCCCGAAACCCCAAAACTCCCTTTTATGAAATCAGCCGTCATCGCACTACTTCGCCACCTGTTAACCTTTATTGGTGGAACCCTCGTCGCCAAAGGCATCATCGATGCAGCGACCCTGACCGAAATCATCGGTTCCGTATTGACCTTGTTGTCAGTAGGTTGGATGGCCTTGGATAAAACAAAGGGCGAGCCGAACAAGTAATGAACCTAATCGAAACCACCATCGTCGGGAGCGTTGCAGCAATCGTCGGTGGAGCGGTCGCTTGGTTCACCAAGGGCCGTGTCGAATCGGACTCGCTGCAAGTCAGGCAAGCCCAAGCGGTCCTCGCTATGTGGCAGGCTACCAGCGAGTCCCAAAACAAGGAATTAACACAACTTCGCAATGAGGTCGTAAGTTTGCGTCAACGACTTGAGGAAATGGAACACACCATCCACTCCCTCCAAGCCGAGAATGCCAAACTTAAAAACCTCTCATGATCCTACCAGCCACCAAGCACACCCGAAACATCCACGAAGTAACCTGCCAATCAGGGCAGGAGTTCTTACTTGTCAGCGACCTGCATTGGGACAATCCTCATTGCGATAGAGGCTTGCTGAAAAACCATTTGGACGAAGCCGTCAAGCGGAATGCTGCCATCATACTCAATGGCGACACCTACTGCTGCATGGGCGGGAAATATGACCG